ACCCACACCCCCAACAGCCATTTGTTTTTTTGAATCTGTCTTGATTTCATCAATTGATTTTGGAATGTAGTCACCAATGCCTCCACCTCCACCTCCACCTCCACCTCCACCTCCACCTCCACCTCCGCTCCCCGCAGACGGTTGAGTATCCCGGTTTGAGGTAAGATTACATGTCGCATTAATTTGTGAATCAGCTATAGTTTGAAAATCAAAATCCTGTACACACACTTGGACACTTCTGTTACAATTAGCATTATATCCAGCTGGTTGAAATACATCACCTTGACATACTCCACCAAAACATGGTTCCATTTGAGACCATGAGTTTTTATACTCTTCAGGAGTCGCCTCGACTAATTTATCAAATGTTTGCCTCTTTTTGGCACATCCAGCCGCTGTAGAATCCGTATCACACACTCCATTCATTACATTATAACACGAACACCACGCATCAGTTTTACCCGCAGCGGTTTTACAGTACGCTTCAGCAAGCTCTGTATAAAAATTACCTAAATTTTCTTTTGTACACACTCCATCAGAATGTATACGATTACCAACCTTACAATATTCTTTGGCTATTCTAGAACCCGAATCTCTTTCTAGACACGTCTGCCCCCCAGGATTTTTCGTAATATTATCTGGAATATTACAAAATTTGGTTACGAGATCCGTATACATAGCACTTAAAGCACTGTTATTGCCTAATGAATTTTTAAGTGTCTCTAATTGTCCCGCGTTGGTTTTATCATATATACAACGTACTTTTCTAGCACCTTGCATAAAATACCCATTTCCACCAGGACATGGACGTCCAGCTTTAGATGTATCTTTAGTTGTTGCTAATATTACATCGTCGCGATCTGCAGAAATACCCTGTTTTGGAAGATTAACTTCCTGACTACCACCCACTTTTAATCCATATGTAGGAATCTCATATTTTAACTGATTTGCATTTGGTTCTGGAACGGTGTGGAAAGAAATTCCTTGCATGTGGTCATTCCAACCAGGAGGCATTCCACTTTCACCTTTTAAAGCTAATGAATATTCAAGTGGACCACCTGACCCCATCGGTATGGCATATCCGTTACCCCGGTAGTGACCCACGGGCACTACAGTTTCTGGACAATCTAAAACTTGGTAAGATGAGATACCTTCCCAGTGAACACAACAGTTGTTTGCATCCTTCCTACATTGATTTGGATCATTCTGACCAACGCTGTGCCCATTGCTGTTTGTCCCATGTTTATACGCGCGAACCCTACACCCAGATGTCTTACTTGTACACGCGGGATTGGTTCCCATTACATTAACCTAGGAAAATTTTATTGTGTATGTCAGGTCTTTCCCCGAGGATTATATCTTTTGTCTTTGAGATGTATTTGGATTCAAAAAAGTTTTGTGTCACAGCCATAGTCGCTTCTCGGTTTATAGCTATGTGCCACCATCCAGATGGTATGTACAAGATTTCCCCTGGTTTCTGTACAAAACGATAATGTTGTAAGTGCTTCAATTTTGGGTATTCATCTCTGAACCACGCAGCTCCAGACTTTGTACTTTCTCGCACGGGTGCGCCTGGATAAAAAATGATCCATTCTTTTTTACCTGTGATGAGAGCATTCCAAGCCGATGTACCCAGTGGATCCACGTGAAGATTAGAACCACTTCTGGGAGGCCCGGCGATAAACCAGCGATATCTGGGTCTTATAGTTCCCAAATTTTTAAAGAGATCATCTGAAAACAACTCTGGTTCGTCGTAGTCTCTAAGAAGTTCTTTTGAATCTTCGCGCTCACCAAAACTTTCATCAAAGATATAGAGAGGTTCGTCTTCGGTAGTACTCACACAATAGTCGTTGTACTCAGCAAAAGTCATAGGTTCTATATTATCTGCTAATATGAAACGAGTGTTGTGGAATCTTTTGGTGAAATTCTCAAAAGACCAAGTCGTGTGCGCTGGCCAGTGCGAAGTTCCATTAGTTATTATACACGGCGTCTCTCGTTTCGCGAAATCATTTTTTGAGATGTATTTGTAAGATATTCGTTCTATTTTAGGCTTCTTAAAATACACTACAAGTAGTACTATTAAAACTACAACTATTAGTAGTTTCATTTAAATTATATAAGATTATAAAGTCTTCAAAAATTCTAAAAGTTCCGACTTCTTCTTGTCGTTCGCTAGGGTCAAAGCCTTCTTTTGCTTCTCTTCATCGTCAGTTTGCTTCTTGACCATACCGTACACGATGAATGGATTTGGTTCTTCAGCGTTCTCAACGTAGAGGATGGCTTCAGACTTTTGCCCCTCCAACTTCTCCCGCTTGGCGCGCGTAATGTTCCAACCCACAACAACGAGGATGGCAATAATCAGAACCACCTGGTTGAGTGACAGCTTCCTGATGTTGAGTTTCATTTACAATACCGAAATATTTTTTTTCTCAGCCCACAGTAATATAACATCATGGGAGGAGGTGGTTCCCAAACGATTAACCAAGCATTCGATCTGTCCGCCATGAACAAAAGTATTTATGAACAAATTACAAAGACACAAGCCTCTGCGTCTGCGGCTCAAGCCAGTGTTCAAAATTTAAGAATTACATTCCGTGATATTTCTGGTTGTAAACTCGACGCTAGTCAAACTATTAATGCAGACGCTATTTCATCTTCGGAGCTTACATCACAGACAACAACTGAAATCAAAAATGCCGTGACAAATGAGATGCAGGCTGCAGTTCAGGCTCAAATTGAAAAGGCAACTGAAATGGGTAACATGCAGTTTGGTGATAAACAAAATGTAAATCAAGAAGTTACAATGGAAATTCAAAACATTGTTGAGAACACCATTGTCACAGAAACGTTAAACGAAGCCATCGCCGAGCAGGTATCTATTCAAAATAACGAAGTCACGTTCCGCGACTGTAAAGATTCCGACCTTGATTTTAGTCAAAACGTCACAGCTAAGATTGCGGCCACTGTAGTTACAACCGCTATCCAAGACGCTATTGCCTCAAGTGAAGTCATGAACTCACTCAGTGCTAAGGCTGGTGCTGATCTTAAGTCTGAAAACAAGGGTCTCTCAGACCTTGTTGGCACCTTATTTGAAGGTCTCACTGGCCCAATGAAGTATGGTATCATTGCGTCTGTTGTGTGCTGCTGCCTCCTTGTTCTCGTGATGATTGTTATTGGTCTCTCTCCAGCTGGTCAATCCGCAACAAAGAACCTGGGTGCCGCGGGTGCTAATCGCCTTGGACGTCGGTTCTAAGTTAAAGACATAAAGACCCCTTTAATTAATGATTTTGAGTATCGATGTCGGTATTCGGAATTTAGCCATGTGCTTACTCAATGAAACCAATAACCTCGTGGAGGAATGGGATGTCTCTGGTGTCCCACCCGAACACAAAGATGGTATCTACGTCTCTTTGAGAAAGCACCTTGATGAGAGGCCTTGGGTTCTCACAGCCCAAACAATCCTCATAGAAAAGCAACCAGATCGCAACAAGAAGATGATCTCTGTCATGCACTTCCTTCACGCATACTTTATCATTAAGTGTCCTAACGCAGAGACAATCCTCTACGACGCGCGTCACAAGATCCCAGATGTCGCTGGACCTGGGAAAGCTCAATACAATAAGCGCAAAAAGACCGCGATTGAGAGGTGCGAAGCCTTTATCCGTCAAGATCAGGTGAACGCTCATTGGTTGGACACCTTCCTCAAGTCTAAAAAGAAAGATGACTTGGCGGATACTGTGATGCAAGCCCTCAGTTTTGTCAATAGGGTAGAGGTCACACCAGTCTCAAAAGCTAAAAAGTCTACAAAGTTAGTGGCTCGCAAACCCAATGACAACCAAAAGAGGACAAAGTATTCAAAGTCAAACCTGGCTTGGTTGTACCTCAACAAACCCGAGTGTGAGGTTCTCGAGAATAACAAGAGGTTTATGAAGGATCTCAAGAGGTACTACAGAGACCTCAATGACCTTATCACCGAAATCGGGATTAAAGACTAAAAACTATGAATACGGAGTATACAAAAACGAATAACATAACATGCACAGTATACGGTGAAAGAAACAGTGGAACTAATTTCCTATCAAAACTTTTACAGATGAATGGAGTGGATGTGTTTTGTGGTGCGGAACATAAGAAGTTGATTTTTGCGTGGAAGCATGGATATCCCGAAGACTACTTAAAATTGATAAATGAGAGAGTGGTCAATATCTTCATAATAAGAAGTTTAGATGAATGGTTAATTTCTATGTTCCATAATCCACACACCCTCACCATTTCAAATGATTTAAGTTTTGAAGATTTTTTAACCTTTGAAAATATACCTTTGGGGTATGCTTATAAACATCGCGGGTTTTATCTACAAAATGGAAAATTACAAAATGTATCGGATTTTAGAAAAGATGTATTTGAAATCAGATATGAAAAGATAAAATCTTATATAGAATTCAATCATAAGTATAAGGATGTTGTATTTGTAAAACTTGACTATATACGGAACAAAGAAAATTGTCGTACTTTTTTGGAACAATTAAATATAAAATATGACCTTGAAATGTCTGACATTATACCAGAGATAACTTATAATCTTAAAACCGGTGAACCCGGTAAAAAACGCGAATATGACACCGTCATAGATGAAAAAACCAGAGAGATTATAAACCGACTCAAGAATGATAAAGTTGAGGAGTGGGTAGATAAATTAACCTTTCAAATGAGTTAAGGATTTGGGGGGAACTAAGAATTAGAACAGTATGCAAAAAGATGTCTTGGACCACGGATTTGTACGATTGGTTGATCACATGCCACAACAAGATTTGGATACGTCAATCGTCCAAGCAGCCAGAGTCTCATATGGAGACGGGACAAAGTCTTCCCGTGGAGACCGAGGACTCCTCAGGTACTTGCTTAGACATTGGCACACGACCCCTTTCGAAATGGTGGAATTCAAATTTCATATCAAAATGCCCCTATACATCGCGAGACAGCACTTTCGACATCGAACAGCCTCCGTTAATGAGCTCTCCGCCCG